GAAATATTGATGTTGTATTTAATTCTCGCTCACATAGATTCAGTTCAACAGAATTACGCCAAAGAACGGCACAATATGAAACAAACAAAAAATGAACCAAGATATTTTAGAAATATTACAACAAGCATATACAAATAATTGGATTACAGCAAGAGATGGAAATATCTCATATAAGTCCGATGACAAACATCAATTCTTAATTACACCAAGTGGATTAAGAAAACAAGAACTCAAAGAGAACCAATTAGTCAAAATTAAAATGACTGAAGATGGTTGGGAACAAATGACCAACCTTAATTTAAAACCAAGTGGTGAAATTGAATTACATTATGGTTTATTAAAAGATATTGAAACCGAAAGGTGTGTAGTTCATTTACATCCAACATATACAATAGCAGCCTTATATGCTGGTATTGATATATCAAAATTAGTTTTAGAGTTTCCAGAATTAAAACGATACACAAGAGTAGCACCAAGTGTTGAAGAAGTAGAACCAATCAGTAAAGAATTAGCTGATAGGTGTATGGAAAATCTAAACATTGATGATAACGGTAATTGTGAATTTGATATTGTAGCAATCGATAGACATGGTGTAGTCGCAATTGATGAAACTCCATGGAAGGCCTTTGAACATATTGAACGATTAGAACATATTTGTAAAATAGTTTTATCTGCTAAATAATTGCCTCATCTTAATTCATAAACTGTTATAATATTATTTTATTTGGAGACAATTATGTCGGTACAACTACTCACTTTCAAAACACAACAATCAATCATTGGTGATGTTACTGAAGATGGTGATTTTTATAAAGTAAAAAAACCAACACAAGTATTCATTCAACCCTCACAAGAAGATCCAAGCCGAACAATGATGGGTTTTGCACCATACTTAGAATTTTGTGAAGAATTCTTAACGGGTATCAAAATACCAAAAGACCAAATTTTAACGGTAAACACTCCTGTTAAAGATTTACATAATCAATATAACAAAGTTTTTGGTTCAGGCATACAAGTGCCATCAAAAGAGGACATTGCCGCTATTAGAAGATCAACCTGATATAATAGCTGAATGTCGAGAAATTATTATACAAATGTAATCGTTTATGGCAATACTATTCTTTATCGAGGTGTAAAGAACGGTGTTCGCCATAGAGATAAAATCAATTACAACCCTACCTTATTTGTTCCATCAAATAAAAAAACAGAATGGAAATCATTACAAGATGAACCATTAGAACCGATGCAATTTGGTTCTATTCGTGAAGCGAGAGACTTTCTTAAGAAATATAAAGATGTCAATAACTTTAAAATATTTGGCAACGATAAGTTTGAATATCCATTTATTACAGAAAGACATCCAGAAGAAATCATAGATTGGAATTACAATGATTTATGTATCGCTAATATTGATATCGAAGTTGGTTCAGAGAATGGTTTTCCAGAACCCAAGACTGCAACAGAACCAATCACAGCCATTGCAATAAAATTCTCAAACAAACCAACATATTATGTGTTTGGTATTGGTGAATACAAAAAACACCGTGATGATGTAGAATATTTCAAATGTGATGATGAATATGCTTTGATTAAAATGTTCATGCAATTATGGACTACAAATTATCCAGATGCAATCACTGGTTGGAATGTTTATGGTTTTGATATTCCTTATATCATCAATCGTTTTGAGAAAGTTGCTGGTCAAGATGTAATGAGAAAACTTTCACCATGGAATCTAGTGTCAATTAGAGAAGATACTTATTTTGGCAAATCGATGGTAACAGGAACAATTGCAGGTGTAGCAACACTTGACTACATGAGATTGTTTAGAAGATTTTCTCCAAATAGATCACAAGAAAATTATCGATTAGATACAATTGCTCAAGCTGAAGGTGTTGGTCAAAAAATAGCATATGATGACTATGATGGTTTGTTTGACTTATACAAAAAGAATTATCAATTGTTTATTGAGTATAACATACGAGATGTTGAACTGGTTGAGAAGTTAAATAAAAAAGGTCGTTTATTAGAAATGGCACTTACGATTGCTTATGATGCAAAAGTAAACTACGATGATATCTTCACTCAAGTGAGAATGTGGGACGCCATCACACACGGTTATTTGTATCACAAGAAGATTGCTATTCCACCAAGAACTGGTAATCGAAAAAGTTCAGCCTATGAAGGCGCATATGTAAAAGACCCACAAATTGGAATGTTTAATTGGGTTGCATCGTTTGATTTAAATTCACTTTATCCTCATTTGATGATGCAATATAACATTTCACCAGATACGATTGTTGAACCTGAACACTATTCACAAGAGATGCGTGAAGTCATCAGCAAAGGTGTAAACATTGATAAACTATTAAGAAATGAAATTGATTTATCAAAAGTTAAAAATGTAGCTGTCACGCCTAATGGACAATTCTTCAGAAAAGATAGACAAGGTTTTTTACCAGAGTTGCTTGAAAGAATGTATAATGACCGAACTGTCTATAAAACAAAAATGTTAGAAGCAAAACAAAACTATGAAAACGCTAAAACACCAGAAGAAAAATCTGATTATGCCGCTCTTGCTTCTCGTTATGCAAACTTACAGTTGACTAAAAAAGAATGTTTAAATTCGGCATATGGTGCTCTTGGTTCTGAATACTTCAGATTCTTTGATGTAAGACAAGCAGAAGGCATCACAATGGCTGGTCAATTATCAATTCGTTGGATTGAAAAGAAATTGAACGAATACTTAAATAAAATATTACAAACACAAGGAGTTGATTATGTTTTGGCATCAGATACGGATTCGGTGTATCTTAACCTTGAACGGTTTATATCTAAAGTATACGAAGGCAAAGATATCAATAGTCAAAAAGCCATCGAGATCATGGATAGATTCTGTGAGGATAAATTACAACCATTTATTGATAGAAGTTATTCGGAACTTGCACAATATGTTAATGCGTATTCACAAAAGATGGTAATGAAACGAGAAGTATTGGCTGACAAAGCAATTTGGACAGCAAAGAAACGATACATTCTCAATGTTTATAATTCAGAAGGCGTTCAATTCACCGAACCACAGATGAAGATTCAAGGTCTTGAAGCAATTAAATCTTCAACACCTGCCGCCTGCCGTAGAAAAATTAAAGAAGCACTAAATATTATTCTATCTGGTAAAGAAAGTGAAATACAGGATTACATACTTGTGTTCAAAGAAGAATTCAAAAAAATGCCTGTTGAAGACATTTCTTTCCCAAGGTCAATGAATGGTCTAAAAGAATATGCTAACTCTAAAACGATTTGGTCAAAAGGAACACCAATTCATGTAAGAGGTGCGTTAGTGTTTAATCATATGGTTGATCAAATGAAACTGAATAAAAGATTTCAAAAGATTAATGACGGTGAAAAGATTAAGTTTATCTATCTAAAACAACCAAACATATTTCAGACCGATGTTATTTCTTTTGCTTATACAATGCCAAAAGAATTTAATATTGAAGAATGTATTGATTATGAATTACAGTTTGAAAAATCATTTGTTGATCCATTAAAAATCATACTCGACTGTATTGGTTGGAGTGTTGAAAAAGTTAATTCATTAGAGGACTTTTTTGGATAATATTCGTGTCATAAAAACAGGTATCAATGTTTCAAAAATAATGAAACAACTTGAGCAATATCCAGAAGATTGGGAAGCTCAAAAAAAACTTGAAGGTAAAGAATCACTACTTGACCGTGGTTATATGTATCTTCCTGCCGGTGTATTACAATTGATTGTTGGTGGTGTTGAAAAAGCTGAAGACTTTGTAGGCAATTCTGAAATAAATATCAAAACACCAGCGTATGAAAAACATACAGAGATTGTTCGATTCTTAAAAAGAAACTTTCATAACCATTGTCGATGTGGTTTTATATCAATCGAAAAAGACGCTGAAGTTGGTCAACACATTGATGAAGGCACTTACTATTTGACTAAAGATAGATATCATTTATCAATACAAGGCACATATGATTATACAGTAGGTGGTGAAACCTATCGAGTTGAACCTGGCACATTATTGTGGTTTAATAATAAACTATCTCACGGAACAAAAAATGTAGGTGGATGCACACGAATAACCTTTGTGTTTGATGTGCCTCACCATAAATCAAATCCATGACAAACTATTTAATTCCTTTTATTACAGCGATTGCACTATCATCGATAGCTGCATTTTATTCTGTTATTGGTTTAGCACAAATATTTCCTGGCTCTTTTTGGCCAATTGTTATTATGGGTTCAGTATTAGAAGTTGCTAAATTAGTGACTGCATCTTGGCTATATAATAATTGGAAAGAAACACAAATATTGATGAAGACTTATTTTTTAGTGGCGATTGTATTGCT